CTAAATTATCTAAATCAGATTTAAACTCCTTAGGAGTTACTTCATCACCCCACCAAGTTTCATTTGAAATCTCTCCATAAAGGGTTAACTCTCCCGTTTTTTCATCAAGGGCTTTAAAGTTCCAAAACCTTTTATTCTTCTTTCCCAATATCATCACCACCTCTTTTATACTGCTCTCCTGCCATTTCAATAGGCATCATATTTCCATTGATTAAAAGTCTATCCCCTCCTTCTTTCGCTTCTAATTCTTCTAATGCCCTAACTTCATTGGCTGTCATAAAGCCTGATTGGATAGCAATTCTATATCCTTCATATCTAGTTTTTGGATCTGCACGAAGTATTGCATTTACATTAAATTTTATATAGTAGCCTTCTTCTAATTCCTTATTGGTAAATAGCTTATACGTTAATTCCTGTTCATAACCTGTTAGAATATCCATTAGTGTATCTACATAGAATTCCCTTTGCTGATGTTCTACATTGGTATGAGTTGCCCTATCTAAATCATTAATCTGATGGTTCTTTACTCCAAAGGCTGCAGCAATTTGTTTTACTGTAAGTTGTGTGTTTTCTAAAAACTGGGCATCTGCCATAGTTAAACTTAAAGGCTGAAATTGATATCCTATAGGAAGAAGGGATACCCTGTTAGCATTTTTAAGTCCACTGGCCATCTGTTCAAATCTTTCACGAAATACTCTTTGGGCCTCTGGGTTTAAATCTCCTATATAGTGGATTATTCCTTTGGTTTGAAGTCCAGTTTTAAAAGAGTTATTTAAATACTCACTAGCAGCTCCTGCATTTTCTACTGTACTTTTAAGTTTATCTAATGGAGTCATACCTATAATTCCATCACTAGTTAAGCCTTTAAAATGTAGCATTTCATCAGGGTCAATCCTATACTTAGTACCTTTATTATCTGTATAGACATACCATAGTTTACCTTTATGAGGAAGTAGTCCTATATCATCAATATATATTTCTACTTTAGAACTATCTAAGGGGTAAATTCCTGTAACATGACCTGCATTTCTTCCTACTGTAGCAAATTCTATCCAAGCATAGGCATTCCCATAGATATTTCTCTGAACTTCTAAAGCCTTAAAAAAATCCCTGGCACTCATCCACAGATTAGGTCTAATCTTTAAAATTAGGGTTAGATAATGATTTGCATCAACCTGCCTTCCATTATTATTTTTATATACCTTAGTAGGAAGTTTACCTATGCTATCAGCTAATATCCTAATGCAAGAAAACACAGTGGCTTCCTTTAGTGCATTTTTACCTTTGTAATTAAGCTCGCTATTTTCAACTCCTAATATTTCTAAAAGCCTTCTATCATTTAATTCCACAGTTTCTGCTTTAGGACTAAATATATTCTTTAATTTATTAAATACATTCAAATACCATCACCCCCTAACCCCAAAGTTTATCTAGCATTTCTTCTGTTGAATACTCATTTAAATCAAACTTACTTCCTTCATTTCTTATTGCTCTATCCAAGGCCATAATCATTGCAACAGCACCATCTATTTTCTCAGTAGATTTCTCTTTATCAGGTTTTATATTTCCAGCAGGATCAGTTCTTACATGAATATTGTCCATCATCCAGGATAGTACTGGATTACCACCATGGGCTATTTTCTCCTCTAGTGTTAATTTCATAAGTTCCTTTGTAGGTGGGCTCATATCTTTATACCCTTGCCCAAATGGAACTACTGTAAATCCTGCACCTTCTAGGTTTTGTGTCATTTGCACAGCTCCCCATCTATCAAAGGCTATTTCTTTAATGTTATAGTCCTTCCATAAATCTTCTATAAATTTCTCTATAAAACCATAGTGTATAACATTTCCTTCAGTAGTTTTAAGGTAGCCTTGGCTCTTCCAGATATCATAAGGAACATGATCCCTTCTCACTCTTAAATCTAAGTTCTCCTCTGGTATCCAAAAGTATGGAAGTACATAGTATTTATCATCTTCTGGTATTGGAGGAAAAACTAAAACAAAAGCAGTTATATCGATGGAACTTGAAAGGTCAAGTCCACCATAGCATTCTCTTCCTTTTAGCTTTTTAGGGTCAACTTCAAAGGAACACTTATCCCATAAATGCATTGGCATCCATCTTACAGATTGCTTCACCCATTGATTAAGCCTTAGTTGTCTAAATATATTCTCTTCTGCTGGATTTTCTTTAGCACTTACAAAAGCTGCTCTTACCTTTTCTATATCAATAGTATGGTCTAAAGATGGGTTAGCCTTATACCAGTTCCTTTCATCTGTCCAATCATCACTATCTTCAATTCCATAAATTACAGGGTAGAAAGTAGGATCATGTTTTTTCCCTCTTAATATATCATCTGCTTTTTGGTGAACTTCCCAGCAGATAGAATGCCTATCAGTACCAGCTGTAGTAATTAAAAAGAAAAGTGGTTGCTTTCTAGCATCTCCACTTCCTTTTGTCATTACATCATAAAGTTGTCGATTAGGCTGGGCATGTAGTTCATCAAAGACTACCCCATGAACATTAAGCCCATGCTTGGTATATGCTTCAGCAGATAGAACCTGATAAAAACTAGCTGTAGGCATATACACTAATCTCTTTTGAGATAGAATTGGTTTTATTCTTTTCTTTAAAGCAGGACATTGATCTACCATATCTACTGCTACATCAAATACAATAGAAGCCTGCTGCCTATCAGCTGCACATCCATAAACTTCAGCACCCCATTCTCCATCACCACAAGTTAGATATAGGGCTATGGCTGCGGCAAGTTCTGATTTCCCATTTTTCTTTGGAATTTCCACATAAGCTGTGTTATATTTCCTATAGCCATCTTCTTTTACAGTTCCAAATATATCTCTTATGATTTTATCTTGCCAAGGTAAAAGGTCGAAAGGAACTCCATGCCATACACCTTTGGTGTGTTTAAGGTTATTTATAAATTTCACTGCTCGTTCTGCTTTCTTTTCATCAAACATTATTTAACCCTCAGTAATTTTTCCATTGGATCATCAGTATCTGTATCCTCTGTATTTACCTGAATCCTTGTACGAGCAGCAGGAGTAAGTCCAAATTCAGAACAGAAGTCTTTCATAACCTTAAGGTATGTCTGGGCAATTGATACCTGTGGCACCTGTTGAATATATCCTGATGGGGTTTTAAAAATAGTGCCATGCTTTGATAGAAATTCTTCAGCTTCTTTCCATCTAGCATAGGCTTGACAGTATCCAGCAAAGGCTGCCATGTCCACTTCAGTTAGTATTCCAATGGCCTCCATAGTTTTAGCCATTCGCTCCCATTCTTTCTTAGCTTCAGGCTCCAGCCATGACGGACATTCGGGAGCTTTTTTCTCAGGCTTTGGTTCTTTATCATTTAAAGGTCTTTTTCCAGGATTCCCTTCCAAGACCTTTAGTGCAGTTGGTTTTGGCTTTCTTCCTCGTGTCGCCATTGCTATCACCTCCAATTTATAGTGAAGAAAAAAGGCCCTTATTTTAGGCCTTCCTTCTGATTTTTCTATCTTCCAATTCCTTTGTAGTTTAAAACCCCTAGGGTAATTGCCCCATTACCTCTTTAAAAAGCCCTTACAGGGCAAGTGTGGGGCTTATTTTTCCCTCTTTGTGCTGATTTCAATGGCTTCATCAATGAAACTCAAATCAAATCCAGCACTTTTGTATCCTTCCTTTACAGTTCTTAAATAACTTTGACTTGGAGAATTTAAGTGAATCCTATCCTTAATCTTATTGGTCATAATGTAAACCATGGCAGTTACAATTTCACCAGTCTCAAGTTCCACTGGTATATCTTCTTTGTAGTAAAAGCTAGGATAGCCTTCATACCTATCAAGGGCTAGTTCATCTTTAGGCTCTACTTCCCATACAAGTACTGGCACTTTTTTACCTTTGCAGGGTTCAATGGTTAAATAGGCATTTCCAGGTACACCTTTAAAAAGCAGCCTGTAGCCATAGAGCATTCCCTTTCCATAAACCTTGGCAGTAGGACATCGGTAGCTCATTTGCTCTAGGTTAAGATTTGAACCATAAGCAACATATAGTCTTTTCATTTTGATTCATCCTTTCCAAAGGGCCCAATATTTCCCCACTACTTGGCCTGTGTGGCCTTTACTTTAAGTGAGGGAGTCCTTCTACCAGCTTAAGAGGGGTTTCCCCCTCTGTGGCTCTTGGGCCTGCCGCTATTTTTAAGTTTCTCTATGCGGCTCTTCGAAATCTCCAAGCTGCACTTCCTTCTAGGTGTTTGGTTAAGTGCTCCCTGCAGTTTTTGAATTCTTCTCCGATAAGTCCTATTCGGTTTAGCCAAGTTCTCATTGCAAACTTTGGATTTTCTAATTGTGGCTTTTTGGTGCTAGCACTCTTTTGGGTTAAGGCCTGGTTGTTTATGGCTAAGGCCAAAACAATGTAGCTTCTTATTTTTCCTGCATGAAGAGTTCCATTAAATCCCCTAAGTTCTACTGTTCCTACTCCGTTGAAAAAACTGTGAAGGTTTAGAAAATGATATCTGCTTTCATGGTAGTGTCTTTCCCTGCTGGAGCCGTAGCCTTTGTACCAAATGTCCTCAATTTCTTTGAAAGTTTTAGGTTTTTTCTTATTCATTCTTTCCACTAAATCTTTATCCATCTTCTTGCAGTAACGCATTCTTTCCCTTTCAATTTGTAGGCTTTCGTAAAGCAAATCGTTTCTAGCGTAGATGATGTTTACAAAGTTTCTTAAGCTTCTTGGTGTATGGTCTGCTCCATCTAGGTGTATGTGTATTCCTGCTGTTGAGTTTGGAAAACCTCCTGTCTTTCTGATTTTTCTTATTAGCTCCTGCAAAGTTTCAATGTCTTCTTTGTAGGTTAAGATTGGGCTTACTAGCTCTACGCTGTATTCTCTTCCTGCTGCAACCTTTTGCCCATTTACTTTTCTTTGGGTTCTGAGGCTTCCGTCATACATGATTTTCCAATCCCTTCCATCTGGTGCAGTAACTTTGTAGCTATCGTAATAATCATACTGTTTTTGAATGCTTCCCCCTAAATGCTCTGCCACAATTTTTGCTGCCTTTTCTCTTGTAATTCCTGTTAGTTCAATCTCAATTCCAAAGTTAGTCTTAAAAAAATCTCTGTCTGCCATGGTTTTATCTCCTTTCAGTGTGTTTTCGTTGTGTATATATATCACTCTAAAAGGGATAAATAGCAAGTCATATTTCAAAACTTTTTAATCTATTTCTACATATTCCATGATTATTGATAAGGCTTCATCATAGCTTTTGGATTTTGTTATTTTATCTACCATTTCATCTGCTTTATCTTTCATACCAGCTTTTTTAAGGGTTCTAGATGCAATCCCCATAAGATTAAATATGTTTCCATCTTCACCGATTAATTTACACCTTGGTTTAGTCATTTGCTTCCTCCTTCTTTCCTTTTCTAAAAGCACTGT